CACCACCAACAACCGTTTCGCCGCCTCCTCGGTGAGCGTCACCAATAAGACCACGCTGTCGATCACCTTGGCGAATGACCCCGGAGACGGCCACGTCCTGGACATGTTCGTCTATTGGCCGAACGACAACACCAACGACGGCAGCGTCAGCAACATCCGCGACGATCGCACCGATGGCGACGGCATCACGGTGGGGCGTCAGGTCTTGCCCAACCAGGCTCCGATCACGATTGCGGCGCCAGTGCCAGCCAGCACAGTCAACGCGCCCCCCAGCGGATTCATCGTCAGTTCGCCTTTCTCCATGACCGCGACCAGCCCCACCTATGGGTCGCAGGAAGAGACGGGCTTTGGCCAGACGCTGAGCGGTGGCACGGCGACTGCAGCCACCAATTCGTGCCCCGTTTTCGGGCCTTTCACGCTGGAATGCGAATTCACCTTCCTTGCGAACCCTGCGGCAACGCAGGTTCTAGTTGGTAACTTTGGATCGGAATTCATCGGAATTTCTTCGTCTGGCAAGATCACGACGGGTGCGGGATCGGGCTCGGTCACGCTCACTGCAAACAAGCGCTACCATGTCGCCTATCAGCGCGGCGCGAATGGTTCGCAGATCTACCTGACGAACAAGACCGATGCGGGAGCGGGGACGCAGATACTATACAGCGCCACGGCCTATTCCGTTAATCCGGGGTCGACTAGATACCAACTTCGCCAACACGCTGGGAGCTCAATTCTACTCGCCGCAACAGCCACGCTGGACGAGGCGGCCATCTTCTCCGCGAACAAATATCCGACCACCAGCGGCGCCAACTACACGGCACCGACAGCGCCTTATACGAACGCTGCGGCAAACATCGTCGCTCTTTATCATTGCGACGGGGATGTCACCGATGCGGTCGCGGCTTAATCCTTGTTCGGCCACTCGTTGGGATAATGCTCCCAGAGCTTAAGGTCGCCCCAGTCGCAGCCGTCGTCTTTACCTGAAGGGTCTTTTACAAGCGCTATGTATCCGCGCCAGAACGCGGCAAGTTTAGTTAATATTGACGTAATCATAGGTGCCCCACCGTTTCGGGGGCGAACCTTATCTCAAAACCTATCCCGTAACCATAGGGAACGTCCATGCTCGAAAGCCCATGGGCGCGCGTCTGTATAGGCGTCGCGCTGATTACGCTCGTCTTCTATTTCTCGGTGACAGAGCTTCCATACATCATTGCGGATAACCTCGCGTGAGTAATGGGACAAATCCTCTGGATTTTGCCGCGATCACTGGAGGAATTGTCACAATCTGCGGTGGTGCATGGGGTGGTGTGAAATGGCTCTTTGGGCGCGCTGATCGTCGTGAAAGGCGCCTGGAAGCCAAGGAGGCGGAATTAGTGGCGAAGCTGGAAGCGCGAGTTGCGGCCCTGGAAGAGGACAACCGTAAGATCTGGGTGGCTCTCGGGTACGTCGTTCCAGCTCTCCACGCGATTGATCCGCACAACCCTGCCCTAACGGCGGTGGCAAAAATCCTTGGATCGGCCTTCCCGATCGACCTCAACACACCGCCCGACATGACGGATACGCTCAGCAAGATACGCTGAGCCAACGTGCCGGTTCCAGATTTGTTCCAGTAGCTTCGCGTAATATTTCCAACAGCGACAGGAGGCTGCATTTGCCAGCCGGATATGACCCAGCGCTCGTAGAGAGCGTGAGGGAGGCGTTCGCGCGCCTCAACAGCAAGCAGGCTGTAGCCGATGAGCTTGGCCTGTCTTGGAGCAAGGTCAAGCGCGTCCTGAAGAGCATATCCGAAACCCGGCTGGGGCAGGGATCGCATGAAATGCTCCCCGGCTTTGCGGTCTCCAAGGTCTCCACGCTCCACAATCGCGAAGGCGAGGTTGTTGCGCAATGGGTTCAGCAACGACCTGAGAAAGAGGAGCAAGAGGCCGCGCTTAAGGCGGTGATTGATGCCATGGCGGCGGATCTGCCACGGATCGCACCAATTGACGCGCCGATCCTCGTCAATCCGCTACTCCTGACGCAATATACCTTCACCGATTTTCACCTCGGGGCGCTGTGCTGGCGTAAAGAGGGGGGGGCGGATTGGGATGTCTCGATCGCGGAGGCAACCGGCAATGCTGCGATGCAGGCCATGGTGGCCGGCGCGCCATCCGCCGACACGGCTATCGTTAATATTCAGGGAGATTGGCTCCATGCAGACGGCCTCGTCCCCGTCACACCATCCCATGGTCATGTACTCGACGCTGATAGCCGGTTCGGACGCGTGGTGGAGGTGTCTATCCGCCTCATCCGTCGCCTTGTTGCCCTCGCCGCAGAAAAGCACAGGCGCGTTATTCTGCTTATCTGCGAGGGAAACCATGACCCCACCTCTTCCCTCTGGCTACGTAAGTTGTTCGGCGCCCTGTACGAGAACGAGCCCCGCGTAACAGTCCACGACAGCGAACTGCCCTATTACGCCCTCCAATGGGGCAAGGTCATGCTCGGCTACCACCATGGTCATCTCCGCAAAAATGCGGAGCTTCCGCTGTTATTCGCCGCACAATTCGCGCCGATGTGGGGCGAGACGACCAAGCGCTACATCAACACCGGGCACCGGCACCACAAGGAGGACAAGGAGCATGCGGGCTGCCGCGTGATCCAGCATCCGACCTTGGCGGCCCGAGATGCCTACGCGGCCCGTGGCGGCTGGATCAGCGAGCGCGCCATCACCGCCATGACCTTCCATCAGAGCTACGGCGAAGTGGGCACGGTCACAATTTCTCCGGAAATGCTGGAGGCAGTATGACCGACGCAATCAACCCCGCACACTATCGCCATGGTCCAGATGGCCGCGAGTGCATCGATTTCACTGAACACCTGAATTTCTGCCGTGGCAATGCCGTGAAGTACATCTGGCGCTGCGGCCTCAAGGGCGATCCTATTGAGGATCTGAGGAAGGCCCGTTGGTATCTCGACCGCGAGATCGCGCGCCTGTCAGGTAGGTCCGACTTGGACGTGCCCGAGCCAAAACCCCGCAACAAATAAGGATACCACCCATGGTCTGGTTCCTTGGGGCGCTATCGCGTCTCAACGGCAGTGCTGCGCCTGCGCCACCCGCTCCGGCAAAGCCTGCGATCAACTCGCGCTTCCCGCCGAACATTGTTGCATCTGCCCAGGCCTCGCAGCGCAAGTGGCGTGTGCCTGCCTCTGTCAGCCTCGCTCAATGGGGCGACGAAAGCGCTTACGGGAAGGCTGTAACCGGCAAGTTTAACTATGGCGGCATAACGGCAAAAGTCAAAGATGCCGTGTTCCCATTCGTGCCCGGAACTCCGCTAGAGCCTGCGACCCTCTGCTGGACCCATGAGCATTACAACGGCGAGGACGTGAAGTGTCAGCGCTGGTTCAAGGATTTCCCGAGCGCCGACGCCTTCTTTGACGCCCACGGCAAGTTGCTAGGCACTTCGCCGATCTACGCGCCCGCAATGGCTGCGTTGCCCGATGTCTCACGCTTCGTGGATCTGATGGCCGTCCATTACGCGACAGCGCTTGGGTACGCGGCAGTGATCCACAGCATCATCGCGAGCAACAATCTCACTCAATATGACGGGGTAGCGTGATGTTTGACCCATCCAAGCTCAACCCAATCCCAGCCCTGTTCAAAGCGCTGGAGTATATCAAGGCGCGACTAGGCGAGAAATCGACCTATGCGGGCATTCTAACCGCCATTGCGGGTGCGTCTGCGATCCCGCCGCCCTGGTCCTACGCCTCCATCTGTGTCGGGGTGACCATGGTCCTGATCCCTACCAGCCATGAGGATCATTGCGATGAACCCGATCACAATTGCTGAAGAGGGTATTCAGGCGATCGAGACGGGCGGGGCATCGGTCTATCTGAAGCTCGCGTGGAAGTTCGCGCCGTACATCGTCATCGGAATCCTGTTCGCGGCCCTGATGATTACCCGCGCCACGCTCCATGATGCGCGACAGGATGCGAAACTGTTAGCCGCCCAGAGTGCGGAAGCGCTCGCCAAGGAACAGGCCAAATGGGCCGCAGATGGCAAGACCGCTGCCGAAACCTACGCCACCGCGCTGAGCAACCGCCAGCCGATCATCATCCATGCTACCGATACTGTGAGGGAATATGCGCAAACTCCCGCTGGCGCTGCTGTGTGCGCCGCTCCTGGCATCGTGTCATCCACTGACCTGCTCGACCGTCAGCTTTGGCCTGCCCAGCCCGCCAAAAGCGGCAACTGAGGCTTGTTTGCCCACGGCGCGTCATCGTCAGGCTGATGGATCTGCTACGTCTGCTGATGACGAGCAAACCATCGTGGACGGGCGTAACGACCTGAAGGGCTGTGACGACAAGCGGAAATTGCTGTTAGATAGCTGGCCGCGTTAGTTGCGGGGCTTGAACAGTAGGATTGGCCCGCTCTCTAGAAGCTGTTCGGTCGTGATCGAAGCGGTGACCTCCGTACCGCGCGGGAAGCTAGAAATGCGGGCTTCCTGGTCGGATATGGTCCGGCGAGGCGCGTCGTAATCAGGGATGCAAGGTGGTTTCTTCATAGCCCAGATAGTCACCGAATGGCGGAGACAGTGCAACTGGCTCCGTGCGCAGCATGACTAGCTGGATCAGGTCCATAATCCTTCTCCATAATCCAATCCTCTCCCCAAGGGGGTGGCCGGGTCAAGCGGGGGTTGCGTGTGCCCGCTCAGTCAGCCGATAGACGGCTTGGGTAAAATCCCAGCACGCAGCCTTGTCCGTACCTTCGTCCGCGAGTTTCCGGATCTCGTCATGTAGATCGGCCGACGAAATCCATGCCGGCTGCTTATGCGGCGGAACATAATCTGGCTTCTGGTCCACGTCTCTCTCCTATCCTTCAGGCGGCGATGGTGCGGGGCGATCCTGCCCGCCATAGGATCGGCTTTTGATCGCGCGGGATCCGGTGGAGACCCCGGGCCATCGGGTGCTTCGGCGCGCCGCTTGCGGTCGTTCCCCAGCACCACAGGTCGGGCCAGGGTGCTTCGTTGGTCTGGATCATCTCCACGACGTGCTCGACGAAGTCCCAGTCCCAAGCGATCGCACCGAAACAGACAAACACCTGGTCGGCCGCCTTCGCCATGCGTGCGACGTCCGAGATATTGGCGTGGATCTGGTCTCGGTCGTGCCATTCACCGGCGAAAGCGGCATCAGCGCGCTGGCGGCATACCTGCGGGCTCGATGTGCAGAACGGATAGAGGTTGCCGATATCGTAGCCACCGAAGCCGTAGAGCTTGAACCACGCGTTTAGCCAAAGCGTCGTCGGATCTTCCTTATCGGCGCTGGCAGTGCTCGGATTGCAGCCGAGCACGAACGCCCGCGGCCCCGGCCCCCAATCTCGCGACAAGCGCCGGCGAATGTCCGAAAACGGGAAATGGGCGCTGCGCCGCATCACCGGCGCGCCAAACAGGTCGAGTTCATCCCTCCCCACCTTATCCTCTGCGGGGCGGGTCATGCGGGCACCTCGATCACGCGAACGCCGGCAGCCTTGGCGCGCCGAACCATATCGGCTGTCCCACGACCACCTGGGAAGGCGACGACCAGATCAGGTCGCCCGTTGATGAGCATGGCCTGATTACGAATTGGCCCCGCCGCGCGGCCATCGCGCGCCCATTGCGCCTCAAAGGTCTGTACCTCTATCCCGCGCATTCTGGCCCAAGAGCGAGCCCAGCGATCAGCACCTTGCGCACCGCCCTCTATGATCAGGCGCGGACGCTCATCCAGATCGTTCAACACGCGCTCTAGAAGCCCAGCGTCGTCAAAGTTGCGACCGCCGCACACAAGGACCCTCACACCATCGGGGGTTGGGGAACTGAGCGCGGTCATGCTGCGGCTTTGGCGCATCGCGCACAGCAATTGTGGTCAGGCGCTTCGATCTCGCCGATGGTCAGCCACTCGCTCGCGTCTCGACCGCAAAGGGTGCGCCCGGGTTCGCCTTGGATGTGGTAGACATCGCGCGCCCACCATTGCGATCCAAAGCGCGCATGGTTGTTCTGTACCGAGGTGCGCGGCTTAGCTGAGCAGACGGCGATCACCGCTTGCGCCCCACCCAGCTTGCGACATGCTTCCACCCTGCGCCTTGGCGGCGCTCTATCCGAACCGGCAGCCCGTCTTGGGCATAGAGCGCGCCGTAATGCATTGCCTCCGAAAATGCCTTGTCGCCTTCGCCATCAACGCGAGCGACCTGCCTGCCGTCCTCCAAGACTCGATATGCAACCATCGGGCGTCGCCTTCCGAAATATGTGTAAGCTGTGTAACAATAGCACTTGCACATGTCAAGCAAGTTGTGTAACTAGCTGTTGTCGCGCTAGCCGCGCATGTGCAAACAGGACGGATGGAGAAAAAGGACGTGAGGATTCAGCTTGTGATCTCGCCCAGCGAGATTGAGGCCCTCGACGTATGGCGCGCGAAGGAGCGCATATGGTCTCGATCCGAAGCGATCCGGCGCTTGATTGCGCTGGGCGTGAAGGAGAAGACCGATGCGCCTCGTTAAGAATGCGCTGACCCCGGAGGCGATCGAAGCCGCCCAGCCCCGCAACAAGGATTACAAGATCGCCGATGGCGGCGGCATGTACCTTTTCGTGACGCGCAAAGGCTCGAAATCCTTTCGCCTCAAATACTACGATCACGGCCAAGAGAGGCGGCTGGTATTCGGCCTCTATCCGTACATCAGCTTGGACGAGGCGCGGCGGCTGCGCGATGAAGCGCGGACGATACTGGCCGGCAAGGGTGATCCTAGCATGATCCGCCGCCGGCCGGTTGACCCAATGACGGTCGCGCGCCTCCGCGATCTTCCCATCCCCGACGACGGGGCGAACAAGGTCTATTTCCTCCAGGCCGCAAATGGGCACATCAAGATAGGATCGACCAGCGATATTGAGCGCAGAAAGGCCGAGCACGAAAAGATGTTCAAGCAACCGCTTACGTTGCTCGGCTGGATCCCCGGCTCCTACGCGCATGAGATGGTAATCCTTCGAATCTTCGACGATGCCAGGCTGAACGGCGAATGGTTTCGGCCTTCACAGCGCTTGCTCGACTTCATCGCCGACGAAACCGAGCGCTGCGGCACCTCCTGATCCACCCCCCAATTTACCTTAGGCGTGTGGTAGGCGGCGGAGCGACCGTGACGGGGTGTCAGGGGGCGGCAGGGGAGGGCGGTCATGCGGCGAGCCTCACGGCATTGCCAGGCACATATGCTCCCGGCAGGTTGGATTTGCGCAGCCGATCCGCAGCTGCAGCCGATCTCGCAGCCAGCACCACGGGCGCGCCGCTGTTCGCCACGCTGACCTTGCCCGTGCGAGCATTTGTGACGGTGCATGGCGATCCGTCCGGCTTGCAAAAGGTGACGCGCTTGCCGAGGAACAGAATCAGCGTTGCGTCCTGCCAGATCGGCTCGAACCAATCGGTTTCGGTGCGCGCATGAAGCAGGGCGATCCCGTTGTCGTGCCGGGCCAGTTTGCGGATCCATAGCCCAACTTGCCGCTGATCGAACGGTGGGTTGAGCCAGACAAGCCCCGCCCACTCAGCGGATAGGCCATCATCGGCCTCGGTCAGATTCCGAGCTGCACAATCCCATGGGCGCACGGTGGCGGCGCAAGGATCGAGGTCGAACGGTCCAAGCGCGTCCAGAATCCAGCGCGGCGTCAGATGGACTTGCGACTTACCGATCGTTTGCTGGTGGGAGCCGAGCGTCACAGCGTCACCGCCCGCGCGGTAAACCTGCGGTAAAATCCCGTCGAAAGCCGGCTTTGTTCCCGGCGCGTTCGCGATATCGAAATACCGATATCGGCAGAAAACAGCCATTTCATCGGGACGGATGATGCCTTCCAAGCTTCATACGCGGGTTCGATTCCCGCTACCCGCTCCAACCTATTATCAGGCACTTAGCCCTCCTTCATGCAACGTAAGCGCGTTGCCGGTTGCGGTAAAGTTGCGGTAAAACGCGCCCGGAGCCAGCTTCTCGATCTCGTCCAAAATCGATTCCGTCGCGCCCAACGCGAGGCCAAGATTGGCCGGATCGGGGATCGCGTAGATGTCGCTGGTCGAATATTTGACGTGGCCGAGCATCATCTGCCCCTGCCGCCAGTTCGCCTCCCCGATCCGCTTGCGCGCGAGCGTGGACATGGAACGGCGGATCAGCTTGGGGCCGGCCTCGCGCCCGGTTGGAAGGCCAAGCTTTTTCGCCATCTTGAGCCACGGCTGATAGACACTCGCGACCGGAATGAAGGCCTCGCCGCTATCCAGGAACGGCGCGAACTGCTTTGCGACCGGAACCTTGGGGCGGTGCTTCTTGGTCTGGCGGCGGCCGATCGGGTTCAAATCCAGCACGCGGGCCTCTGAAAACCACTGGCTGGGCTTCGCCTCGTATATCGCATCCGGGCGCGCCCAAGTCGCCGCGGCGAAACGGAGATAGCGTAGGAGGTTCTGGCGCTCCTTGATTTGGATCGCGCGCACCTTCTCGCTCTTGCCGTCCGGACGCAGGCAGTAATTGAACATTTTGGCGATGGTCGCGATGGTGGCGCGATAGACCGGGCTCTTGCTTACGTCCTTCGCCTGCTCAGCCTTGAACTGTGCTGTTTGACCGGGCGTGGCATTGATCGCCGCCGCCAGCTGGCGAACGCACCCCTCGATATGACCGAGCGCATACGTGCCGATCTGCTCGTTCTGCCGATTGAATACAGGCCGAGCAGCGAGCCACTTGCGGAACTTGCCGATCCATATGCCGTCAACCTGGGCGCACCGGACCGTTGAGCCCGTCTCCGCGATATAGGCGATTGCCTGGGTCAAGCGCGCGGACGTGGCGCGATAGCCAGCCGTCCCCTCTTTGAGCAGAAGGTAATCGACAATCGCGCGGCTGAGATACGGCGATTCATCGACCATGGGCCGGTGACAGGTGGGACATGTGCCATGCCCGCCATCGCTCAGGTATTTCCGATCGAGCGCAAGTTTGCCCTCGGCAACATCGCTTGTGCCTGCGCTAGCGCTTCGCTCGCGTCGTCGTTCGCTGTCGTACCAGACGATTTCGAGGTTGCGCCCTTCCCGTGGATAGAGGGCGTAGATGCCGCGCTGATAGAGCGGCTTCGGGCGCTTCGTTGCAGGCATTGTTCCCTCTGGTGTTCAGCGATTGCACGGCAAAGCGTGTCATAGGCCCCCGTCGAGACCAACAGGTCAAGGTCGTCGGGCGAGAGCTGGATCGTCTTACCCTGCTCGATCTTGCGAGACAGGCGGCGCCCAAGGTCGGGAAGGCTCGCCACCATCCTACCGGCCTCCAGCGGGTTGAGGGGTGGCGGCTTCGGCCATGATGGCCTTGTACTTCGCCCAGTCGCGGAGATGCTTTTCGGTGACGCCATTGCGCGGCTGGAACATCGCGCACTTCTCGCAACCGAGCCCGTCTTTGGTATTCGGGATAAGCAGGTCGAGAATGACCTTTCCGGGACTGTCCGAGTTGCACAGCTCGTAGCAATAGAGCGTGTGCGCCATCTCGACCGGGCAACCAGGTGCGTCATCGTCCTTGGGCCAGTGGGCGCACTTGAAGCAGTTGTCGGCTGCCCAGAACTCCCACGCTGTCATGTTCGGGAAGTAGCCCATCACGCCTTCTCCCCCAGTACGTTGCGGGCTTGGGGCGGAGCGGGAAGCGGGCGCCAGTGGGTCACGCAATCCTGATTTATCGGAATGCACATGTCGCCCGGAGAACGCCAACCCTCGCGCGGCGACACCCAACCTTTGGGGCGAGTGTCGTAATCTCCATCCTCATCCCAGTACGTCTCGCAGACGCCGCGGGTTGTCCAATATGCCAGAACCGTTCGCACGTGATCTGTGCGCCAGGTCTCCAACGTCTCGATAGGCTGCCACTCTTGCGCGCTTTCCAGCTCGAAGATGCGCGAGAGGAGGTGCGGGGCGGCAGCTATGATGGCCGCATTGGCCTCTTGTTCACGGCGATTGTAATCGTTCCAACTTCCCCCGACGACGGTTATGGACTTTCCGCTGTCGAGCATCCTCACGACCGACCAGCCGCCGCCCTGGTACGGGCACTGGCGATCCGGGTTAAACCCGTCATGCGTTGTGGTCATTGTCGCTGGACCGATCTGCGCCTTCCACAGAGGTTCTTCCTCAGATCGCCGCAGCTTCTCCAGCCTCGCAAGGTCTAGGGTATCAGGCATTACCCCCTCCATTGGATGCACGGGCGCGGAGAGCGGCGGCGATCTGAGGAAGAACCTCTGTCGGCGGCACGAAAAACCCTAGCTGCCCGCGACATTCGATCAGCGGCAGCGGGAACGCCTCGCCGATCACGAAGCCGTAGCGCCCGAAGAACCACTTGCTGTCCATCGCCTGGACGCAATCGGTGATCCGCATCATGCCGACGATGCCGCCACGAGGCAGATCGGCTTGGCTGGCCGCTATCTCGGACTTCGATACGCCGGCATGGACGATAACCCAGCCGCGCCCCTTGGTCGGCCAGTCGCGGTTCTCCACGTCCTTGCCGTCGTGGAAAATATGGTGCGGGTACGGCTGCTTGATCGACAGGGCCTTGATCTGGCCAGCTTCAACCCGCTCAGCAAGGGATATAAGGTCAGTCATGAGCTACCCCCCTTCTCTGGGGTGGCGGAGAGGGCTTGGCGCATTTCGGCAGCGACACGCTCCAGTGCCGGCAGATATGGATGTCGCTCCAGCTCGGACGAATGCACCGATCGGATGAATTCGGCGTAGTGATCGAGGTAATCGCAAGCTTCGCGCCAGGTCGCCTGCAACGCCTCACGCAAAGCCCCTATATCGGTTGGCCTTGCGAGCAGTTCGCGACTGACCTCGGGCTTGTACACGTCCCAGGAGCCATCGGGGTGCACATGCGCGACGATCGTCTCGTCGGCATCCTTGTACGAACGGATCGCCTGCCAGAGCGCTTCCCCATCTACGGTATCGCGCTCGATGGTGGAAAGGGCGGATGGATCATAGTGATTTCGCCCACCTTCCAGCCAAGCAACGTGCTGGCGGATCGCGATCCTCACGAACAATGACAGGCTCACACCACGTTGCTCAGCCGCAACCACCATTGCCTTCCATTCCGGGGTCGGGAGTAACGTCTGGACATGCTTGCCGGGATCGCCTCGCTTAAATGAAGCAAGCGGACGTTCGGCGTCTTCCTCCAATGCCGAGAGCGCTCGATCGCGCCAAGCACGGTAGTCCATCTCCTCCTGTATCCCAAGGTCGCAGGTGTCAGATGCAGGATTGTGAAGGGCGGCGAGAGCGGCGATGATCTCATGCCGATTGACGAATGCTATGGCTTCATATCGGCCGATATTCTTCTCGCGCAGCGCCTGACTTAGCTGCTCCGCGATCGCGCGCGCCCGTTCAACCTTATCCATGGTGCTGGCCTTCCTTGGCTTTGCAGAGGGTGGCGGCGACGGCGCGCTTGATCTCGCGATCCACGATGCCGGCGATCTTCATCGCGACAGGATCGACATTGGGCATCTTGTCGCTAAGCCCGAGCAAGGTCCCCGGATCGACCACGAGCGCAGCCGAAAGCCCCCATATGGCATTGACGGTCGGATTGACTGCGCGCCCTTGCTCCAGTTCCCAAACATGCGATTTGGTCAGCCCGGCAGCATCGGCCACCTGTTGCAGCGACATATCGCGCAATTCGCGTAGCAGCTTCATGCGCGTACCAAGCGCGGCTCCATCGAAGCGCCCGCTCATAGCTGGCCTTCCTTGGAGGCGAGGGCGCCGGAAGCTATAGTGATTATGGTATCCAGCGGGATTGACCGCTTACCAAGCTTGCCTTCGGACGCCTCGTATTTGATGGCGAGCAAAGCCTCACGCAGCGCGCATTTCTCGATCACGTCGGACTGGCTGGTGGTGGAGGCGAGGGAAATAACGGCGTCGGCAGCACGAAGTCCCCGAGCGCGCTCGTCGGCGCTCATCGAGGCCCACCATTCCTCAGGGTTGTCGGGCCAATCGTACCAGACCGAGAGGTACGCCTTTGCGATAGCCACACGATCCTCACTGGATATAGAGGCTGACGGGCTGGCGGTGTCCGATGCGGTAGGGGTGGAGGCGGATTTATCGAGCGGACGCCATTCGTATCGGACGCTCTTGTTACACTCGTCGGAGGCAATGGAAAACGGCACCGTTACCGGCTCGACTGTGTCATTGCCCTCAAGGTAATCCGGCTCGATGTCGCCGACGATCAACCATGCGCCAAGATCGATGCAGCGAAACTCTCCGCCCTCAACCACATGGCGAACCCGCCGCATCATCGGCCACACACCGAACGAATGGTGATCGGCGTTGCGCGCGAGGAACACCGTTCCGTCAGTCGGAGCGCTGCCTATCGAGCGCCAACCCTCACCAGGGCGGGTGTCCAATATCTCGCGCTCGAAGCGGGCGAACGCCTTCTTGACGCTGGGTTTCGATAGAATGTGGACCGCTACCGGCGTCTCGGACAGGCGCGTCGTATGATACATCGAGATTATCTCGTCGATCAGCGCCCGCTGGCTCACTTCTAATTGTTCAGTTGGCATTGGAGGGGTCCTGGTAAGGGCTGGGGCATCCGCTGCGCGGACCGCTATGTCGTCGCTGCGCGATCGAGCCGCATTCGCGTCTCGCCCCTTCGGGCTTCCAGCGCTTGCCGGTTTCATGCTGCAAACTCCTCTATTGCTTCGCGCAAATCGTCGTTCGAGACAGGAAGCCACCAGCGCCGAACGGCTGCGATCGCTAGATCGTAAAAGTCCTCAAATTCGTCCTGGCCCATGTTCTCAAAGGCTATGCTGGACGGAACGAACACTTCCCGTTCGGCCTTTGGGTGCAGCTTCTTCCATTCGCCGTAGCCAAGGACTGCCTTGAGCCCGAGAAGCGCATCATCTGTGCTGGTGAACTCTTCCCGATTGTCCGCCAGCAATCCCAACAGAGCGAACAGCTTCCGATGGTGAGCCGGATTGCGAGGGCGCCGCCCGCGCAGATCCACAGTCTGACCAAGTTTCGTCTTGGCGTGAAACTCGCGTGCCGCCTGGCTCACCGGGATAAACCCTGCCGCCGTCTTACGGAAATGATGAGGGGCGTTGTGGTTAGCCATTGCCCCTCTCCCGCATTTCCTGAAGTATTTGAGCACGGCGGGGGCTTTGGGCGATGAACTCGCTTATCAGCTTCTCCACGTCCCGACCGCGCCAGAAAGTCTGTTCGCCGATACGGTGCTGTTCGGAATGATGCGCTTGGCAGAGGCTTACTGTCCGCCAATCGTCCGGCTTCTGACCAATGCCCGCGCCGCTTCCCAAGCGAACATGCGCAACCTCGATCGGTCGGCCATTGCACCCGGCCACGCAGCACTCATGGCTACGGACGAAGGAGCAATGGGCTTGCGACCGCCAGCGGCTGGAACGCTTTGCCGGTTTCGGGATTCGGCGCGGGAGCATCAGAACGGCACGTCGTCGTCAAGGTCGGACTGAGCCGGTCCACGCGACTGACTGGACGGCTCGCGCTGATCGTTACCGCCGCGCCGCTCCCATTCGACCTCGTTGACGCGCACGTCATACTGAGGCTTACCCTCATAGGAGCCGATGGTCAGCTCGCCATGGGCAACAACCTTGACGCCCTTCAGCAAGTATTGCTGGATAGACGCGCCGCGCTTGCCCCAGACGTTGCAGCGATACCAGTTCGTGGTCGCCTTATCGCCGTAGCCCTGCTTGACGCCGACGTTGAAAGCTAGAACCTGATCGCCGCCTTGCGTAGAGCGCAGCACGGAATCGCTGCCCAAATTGCCAGAGATGAGAATTGTCTGCATGGTTATGCGGCTTCCTTGAGGTTTTGGAGGTAGGCCACGTCGGCGGCTACTTCGGCGAGGAAGGCGCTAATTTCCGCCTCCATCGCTTCGATTGCCGCATCGTCGCGCTCGATCCGGATCACCTTCAGTTGAAGCTCAACCGGAAGGTCTGGATTGTAATAGGCTAGGTCGCACCACTGGCGGCCCGTGCAGGCCATCTGCCAGAGCATTTGCTTGACGTAGCGATCCTCTGCCGGGTCGCCCTTCAGCACCGCGATATGGCGGGCAGCGCCGCAGCACTTTATTTCGACCAGGCCGTCGTCGCCGATCAGTCCATCGGGTGAAGCACCGGTCATCTCGATTACAGGATGCGGCACAAAGCCGGTTTCCACGACCGTATTGCCCGACACGAACGAATAAGCCTCGCGGGCAAGAGGCTCTAGATCGGTTCCCCGCTGCATTGCTGCGGACGTGAAACCTTCTGCCCTGCGCCCGGTTAGCCGCTCTGCGACCAATTCTGCGGCGTAGTTGGCGCGGCTGGTCGATGGGCCGCTTTTGGTCTTCGCCAGTACGTCCGCGACACGCGATGCCGTAACCTTGCCTAGCCGCTCTCCGAACCACGTTTCGGTGCGTTGGAGATCGTCCATCACGCGGCCTCCTGCATTTCGGCAGGCTGTGCCTTCTTGGCCACGTCCTTCTTGAGCTTGGCGACAAGGGCATCGTATGCCGTTGCAGGAAGCTCGGGGAGCGCCTGGATCTTGTAGAAGGTGCAGAGGCTCTTCAGATCGGTCCCAGCCTCGGACGTGAGCCCCTGAAGCACGGCAAGCTGCTCGTCGTTGATGCGGTCAGGTTGAGCCTCTTGACGCTGCGGAGCGGGTTTGCTGGCCGCGTTCCCGTCGTCATCTTCCGGGCACACACCGAACGCCGTCATGAGGCTGTAGCGGCGGGCGTAGGTCAGCGCTGACCCATATCCCTGCGCGTCCTGCTTGCTCGCCGGCACGAACAGCTTGCCGAATCTGAACTGCTCGCCGCTCTCATGACCGACGATGGTTTCGACGCACACACCGCCAGACTGCTCATGCGTCATCTGGACGTAGAACAGACCATGCTTCGACAGCGCGGGCTTGATCGCGTCGGACACGCTCGACAGGTCCGCGTACTTCGACTTGAAGTGCGGGTTGTTGCTGTCCTTGGTCGCTCCCTCGATTTCGGGGAACGCCTTGGCCATGGCTGCGAACAGCTTATTCATGATCATCCTTTCCGCACCGGATATCCCCGATTACCTGTGCTGTAGGGGCCTGCCCGTAGTGGGCCGGGGCGGCGTTAAGTGCTTTGGCGATGGCCGCGCGGGCGCCTTCGATGAATTCGACAGGCACGCGCGCCTCATGGCACTCCACGCCATTGAATAGCTTTGGCGGGTCGGCGAAAGTTACCGCTGTAACCAGCGCCTCCAATTCGCTCAGCAAGTCAGGAGCGGCGGCCCACAGAAGGGCATTCGCAATGTGCTCAGCTCCGTCAGGCTCTAAGGCGTATTGCTCCGGGGTTTCCCCGAACTCGCCCATCTGCTGGTAGCAATCCTGGCGGCGAACGTGTGTCGTGTCGGTTCGGCCAAGCTCGCGCCACCATTCCTTGCCGGTGTTTGGATCGATGCACACTTGCCCGATCTCGGCCCAAATGCCGGTGAGCGTGCCTTCCATGCGGACCTCAATCGGTCCATCCGTATGTCGCGCGCTCATCCGAACCTCACGATCAGAATTACGGTCAGCATCCCGAACACGTAGGACGTGGCGAGCCAGCCGATGGCGTTCATGCGCGAGGGATACTCACCGGATGGCCGAGACGCTTCGGCGGCTCGGGGCGAAGCCTGAGTAGCCCGGTCCACAAAGTGGACGCGCCCAATATCGGTAGGATTAAGCATTCCTCGCCTCCATCTGAGCATTTATCCGAGCATCCCAGGCATCCCTGACCTTGATTGATCTCTCCACCTCTTCGGAAAGCATCTCGAAGGAGTTCAGGAGATCGTGGAGTATTTCCTTGACCGGGCGCGCACTGAGCGGCCCCATGTCGTTGCCGGGGATCGGCAATTCGGGCTCGGCTGCGAAGTCTAGGGCGGTCATGCCTTGGACCTTTCGGCAAGCATGGCGGCGGCAAGCGCGTAGGCAGCACATGCGGCTTGCGGGATTCCCTTGGCATCAAGCTTGGAGCCATCAGCAAGCGTGCCAGACATAATCCCAGCCATCGCTTGCCCCGCGAACCAGTCGCGCAGGGTCATGCCAGCTTCCGCCTCGGCATACAGTTCGGTGACCGGATGATCTGGGTGGCGCGGAAAGGCGTAGGGGTTCGCGGGCCCGATCATGCCGCGCTCCTGTCGATCACGGCGAAACCGCAAGGAGAGTGCGGCACCAACCGCGTAAAGGCCAATTCCTCAGCCTCTACTTGGCTAAGGGTGTAAGCCTCGCGTTCGGATGGGCTGTACGAATAAGTGGGCATGACATCTTCGCAGCGCGGGCAGTAAGAGTCATCGCCAAGCGGGTGGTCACAGCCTTTGCAGAGCGTGAGGGTGGTCATGCCAACACCCGAGCGAATGGCTTGCGATAGGCAGCGTCATCGTTCTTGGTCGGACGGAAGCGCGACCAGCGAGAAAGATTCGGCCTAATGTCCTGATTGTTCAGGCGGCGCAGCAAGCGCTCCTTGGCGAACCGCTTGTCCTCAACCGGCGTGAAGCCAGGAACCAAAACCCGCGCGGCCTTGCTCTTCATCTTGGCGCGGTGTGCTTCGTAACGGTCCATCGAAACCTCCCATGCACTTCAGATCAGTGCTGATGGGAGTGTGTTCGCACATCACGAACACCGCGTCAAGCAGTTTGTTCGCACATCACGCACTTTTTCCAGCGCGCACAAAAAAGCCGCCACGAACAGATCGGGCGGCCTAATTGTTACGGGTCGAGTCGGTTAGGCTATCTTGCGCGCTTCCGGCTGCTCGCTTTCGGTCAATGGGCGGGTCGTCTCCACCACGCGCAATGCATCCTGGCGCAGTCGGCGAAGTGCCATGGCCTCGTCGGGATGCATCAGCAGCTCGTAGTGCGACACCTTGAGGGCATCCGCTGCCTCCTTGATGATCTTGGGCGAGTAATCCTGCTTGCCATTATAGAGCTGAGACATCGTGGCCTTGGACCAGCCCGTAAGCTCCATCATCTCGGTTTGCTTCTTGACGCCGCGCGCAGCCATCCACTCGCGCAGATACCAGTTGATCTGTTTGGGGATGCCTCGTCTCGCCATGTTCCGATTGTGCGAAAAATGACGAGATAAGTCGGTAGGGAATGTGCGAACAAATTTGCTTGCATTATAGTTCGTCATGTGCGAACTGGTATGCATGGAGAAAGCACAGTTCACGGTCGCCAAACTCCGCAAGGAACTCGGCCTATCGCTTGAGGCTTTCGCGCGAACCCTTGGCCTGAAAAGCAAAGGGCAGGCGAAAGACATTGAGAAGAGTGAGCGCTGTTCCGTCCGCGTGGCTCTCGAAATCGAGAAGCTATCGAGCGGACGGATTCCAGCCGGATCGTTGAACCCAGATATTGCCTTGATTGAGGCTTCGCGGGGGCTGGCCGCGTGACCAGCCCATCAACGAACCAAAGTCGGCCTTGCTCGGACGCTGCCAAGCGCCCGTTTCTCCATGTCAAATTCGCCAAGAGCCTCATGGATCGCCCTCTCAAGGTGGCGAAGATTGAGGACAGACATTCCCAAATGAAGCGTTCTATCGCCGCTGGGAAAATCCAAGTTCGCGACGTTATCCTTAATCTGAACAGCAGACGGACCGTCCGCTTGCAGACGCGCTTGAAGCATACGCACACCCTCCCACGGGCGGTAGGCTGCTTCAGATCGACTAACAACGCAACTAACTTATGTTCTGTATTCGTTGGTTTCCAAAAATCAACATACGTTAAGAAAACCTTTCTGGCGGCGCTGTCATGAACGCGCTCGGTTACGCCTTCCTCTGGTTCTCGATTGTCTGCGCCATCCTCGCCTGGATCACGGGCGAATGGGAGATCAAGCGCACCAATGAGGCGCTGCAAGACCTCTCCGATGAGAACGGGACCGCTGGTGCGGGAGGGGCAAACTTCATTAATCACGGGGGCAATGAATAATGCCGCACCGCAACAACGTCTTGCGCGTCAATACGGTTGAGGAACAAACCGCCTATCGCAACGCGGTAGCCGAAATCCTCCGCGTCGTGCAGGCCGACCACACCACTACGCTCCTGGAAATCAGTGAGCGGATCGGGGTGTCGCTCGGGACGATTAGCAACGCCGCGAACAAGAAGTGCGACCTTAACGCGCTCTACTTGAAGCGCATCGGCGAGGCTTACGGCCCGCACCACCTTAGCCCGTATGCTGCCCTTGCTGGTGGCCGTGTCGTGGCGCGCGATCCGGAAAGCACAACTGACATTCTGCCAACGCTCACGATGGCCACGCATCATATCGCGATGGCCCGTGCCCCACACAGCGAGGGAGGGGTCGCCGAGACCCTTCGCGAACAGCTCGGCTACTTGCCAGAGCTTCGCCGCCTCTACCGCGAGCTTGGCGCTCTGATTTGCCAGATCGAAGCTCGGAAGGAGGCGGCATAATGAACCCGGGGGGGATCAATCTAAAGCGGCTCGATGTGGTAGCCGAAAAGGACTGCGCCTTTTGTGATGGCACGTTCCAGCGTCCAGTAGGACTGTCCGTTCTCAACTGGGAGCGCCAGCGGTTTTGCAGCAAGCGTTGCGCCACCTATTACCGCCGCAATGGCAACCGCTCATTGGAAGAGAGCGGTATCGAGACCACCAGCGCGGAGGCTATCGCCAGCCACGAGCTACTTAAGCGCAGCATCGTCTACGGTCTTCGCCATAACCGCGATCTCGGCATGGGCCGCGAAGCCTTCATGGCGCGCGCCCGGGAACTGGGGCTGGCGGCATGACCGAGCAACCCATCACCCTGCACCCGCCGCGCATGAGCGAGATCATTTCGGTCGTATGCGATCACTACGGCCTGGATCAGATCGATCTTCTGTCCGAGCGCCGTAGCCGCGTCGTGGCTCGCCCCCGGCAGGTTGCGATGTGGCTCGCCCGCAAGATGACTGTCCGGTCCCTCCCGGAGATCGGCCGCCATCTGCGCCGTGGCGACCACACGACGGTCATGCATGGAATCCGCACGATCGACGCACTGTTGGCCACCGACCATGACCTGGCAGCCGACATTCACGCACTGCGCCGCCGTCTCGTCAACCGCGTCATGCTTCGCGAGGCGATGGAGCAGCAAATGGCGGCAGCGGCATGAAGCACGCAGGCGGTCCCATGCCGGTAGATCCCGAAACCATGGTCATAGTCCGTTACCATAACGGGCTGTGTGCTGGCACGTCTCAGCGCGACGGGATCAAGGCCACCCCGATCATGGCCAAGGACCGCAAGTGGGACTGGCGCAAGGCTCACCGTAACCCGGAAGCCTACGACATCGTTGCTTACTGGCTCGCCGAATGGGTGCCCGAAGAACATCGGGTGGCGGCATGATCGCCTCCTTCATCGTAGAAGGCGCTCCGGTGCCCAAGAAGCGTCCCCGCGTCACCATGCGCGGCGGGCTTGCTCGCGCCTACACGCCGAAAGTCACCGTAGCTTACGAGGCGACCGTTGCCGAGCAGGCGAAGCACGCAATGGGCGGCGTTGATGCCTATGTCGGCCCGGTCGAGATGGAGGCGCATTTCAGCCTTCCAATCCCCGCGAGCTGGCCGAAGCGCGATAAACTTATGGCCATCGCCGGCACGATCCATCCGGACAACAAAGCCGACCTTGATAACCTGTTTAAGTCGATTGCCGATGGCATGAACGGAATCGTCTTTGCCGACGATAGCCAGATCGTCTCTGCCCGCATCACCAAGCGCTACGGCGAAGAGCCTGGCGTGGCTGTCACTGTGAGGGCCGTATGAGCAGCTCAACCCGAGCCGAAGAAATGATCGAAGCAGCCGCCTTGGATGAGGCGCAGCAGATCCGAGACGAGTTTGCGGCCGTTCGCGTTCTGTGTGGATCACCGATAGAGGAATTGCTGCTTGCCGCGCTCATCTCAACCAAGGGGCACTTCCAGGACATGGGGGTGCGGCTTTGGTTCTATAAGCGCTCATTCGAATTTCCTCGCGACCCCATAGCCCCATTCGGGGCTGTTGACCTCATCCTACAGGCTCAGATCGGGCCGTATCGAGTAGACTTCCTGTTTGACGATCACTCGATTGACGGGAAGCGGCAGCTCATCGTCGTCGAATGTGACGGGCACGATTTCCACGAGAGAACGAAAGAGCAAGCCCGCCACGATAAGAAGCGTGACCGCTACTTTGCCGCCATGGGCTACCGTGTCCTTCGGTTCACCGGCTCTGAAATTTACGCAAATGCCGCCGAGGTCGCGGAGGAAATTTGCGAGCACCTTGGATGGGGCATGTCATCGGGTTTTAACCGGTGAGCATCCGCCTGATGACAGCCGCATGGTCGGTGCCGCTCCCAGATAGCGAAAAGCTCGTGCTTCTCGCACTGGCAGACTGCGCCAACGACGAAGGGCTTTGCTGGCCATCTATGGCGTCTCTGGTCGCCAAGTGCAGCAAGTCGGATCGCACCATCCAGGCTTGCATCAAGGCGTTAGTCGCTAAGGATCACATCGAACGGGATGAGCGGCTTGGGAAGGGTTGCTTCTATACGGTCCACCCCCGAAGCGAACGCACCCCCGAAGCCGCTTCGCCCCCGAAGCAGCTTCCGAATACCCCCGAAGCCGCTTCGGACAAACCGTCAAGAACCACCAGATTACCTCAGAAGGCTACGCCTTCTTCGGGGAAACGCGCGACCCGGTTCCCGGCGAACTTCGTCCCGGTGATGACGGGAAAGACGCTCACAACCGTGAACGGCTGGCCACCAGGCCGGCTGGAGGATGAGCTTGAGCACTTCGCGGACCACCACATCGCGAAGGGGACGCTGAGCTTCGACTGGCAAGCCTCATGGCGAACCTGGGTGAAAAATTCGAGACGCTGGGAACCACGAAATGTCCACCGCCCTGCAAACGACCGACCGGCAGAACTCCAGAACACTCGTTTCCGCGCCGCAGTTGAACTCGACGCTGAGCGCAATCGTGGACAGCGACACGCGGGTTTCTGACTTACCCTCGCTGAGCGGATCGACACGCTCCGACCTGGATACGGCAATCGCCAGCTTTGAGGCGGCGAACGTTCCGGCCGAACCGGACGAGATTAGCCGTATGATCGGCAAGATCGCGATCCTGTTCCCCAACGGCAAGCTATCCGATGCGGAGGCCAAGGCGCAGAACCAGCTTTACGTCGAGCTGCTGAACGACATTCCCGCCGACGTGCTGGGCGGGGCGTTCCGCAAGTGCGCGCAGACACTGAAATTCTTCCCCACGGTAGCCGAGATACGCGCCGCCGCGATGCCTGAGATGGCGATGCGTTCGTGGCGCTTGATGCGGATGAAGGCGCTGGCGCTCAAGTCGGATCGCGAACCGCCCCAGCCACCGAAGCAAATCGTGACGCAGGCCGAGCGCCAGTCGGCACTTGATGAGGCAGAAGTCAGTGCCGAGATGCGCGGGTTGCTTGATCGGGTGATCGGGAGCGAGTCAGTATGACCGATCCCCGCTTCCAATCCATCCCACCCGGTCGCGACTATGAAGGCATGGTTAAAATCCACATCGGCGGCGAACGCTGCGTTCAAGTTTATGGGCATGGGGCGCAAGCTGAACGTGCTGCTGAGAAACTAGCCCGCAAGATCATGGGCGAAACCCATGACGAATAATTGGTGGATCATGTGTCGAGTTTGGCACGGGTGGTCCAACGCGCACCGAAACTATTCGGTTTCAAAGATTACGCAGGAGAAATGAAATGAGGAATTTCGATAGGGAATTTGCCCGCACTCGCAAGATCATCATTGGGGCACAGATCGTGGTTTTACTGATCGCGATCTTCTTCGTCGTGACGATCGCCTACGCGGTGTCCCGTATCACGCCAGAAAGCATCGGAAGCTTCGGTGGTCGGATCGCGCACGATTTCAACGCCACCAAGTAATATCCACACTCAAGAGCGGGGAACAACACCATGGCAAGGACGAAGATTGCAAAAGCGGCAGCGCTCCTTGCCGCGAAGGACGTAGCGCCACCACGTACCGAGCTTGAGGCCCGCGCGAGGGAGCTGCGTGAGAAAGCTGCCAATGAGGTCGAGCCGATTATCCCGCAGATCGCGCTCGATAACGGCGACTATGCCAAGGAGGGCAACCGCACGCTGCGCAATCGCGGTGGGACGCCCATCGCCCGCTGGCGTGGGGAATCCAGGCTGTCGCCCACGCAAACCCTCGCGATCGACTATTGCATCCGGCTTTGGGAACGCGCTGGGCGCCAAGCGCTGACCATGGACATGGGTAAGATCGTTGGCCTTCCCCCTTCGTCGGGCTGGTCTCAGCAAGAGGCGTTGGACGAGCTGGCGCACTTCAAGCGCGCGATCCCCGCCCACTATTGGTCCGTTTACGAAAACGTTTGCAGGTTCGATGAGCCGGCTGGCGTAGCCGGGTCGAAACTCGCGACCAACAGCCGCTCCGCGGTCGATGCTGCTTTTACGTGCGTGTGCTTTGTCGCGGATCTAATCGCCATGTGGAAGTGTTTCTGATACATTCACGATCAGAGCGCATTTTGTTCTTGCATTGGTGCGCAGCTTAGTGTATGCGGATGGATAGTGGTCGAAGTTGCGACCGCGAGGTTTTTAATCCTCCTTCCGAAAGCCGCTCGCGCGGCGCCTCTTAGAGTAGGTAGGTTGGATAGCGGCGGCTAGGTCTTCGGATCGGCCGCCGTTTTCGTTTGCGCTGCATGTCGGCGCACCCCTCCGAACCCGGAACGCTCCCATTCGCACCAGCTACATGGGCGAGCAACCGCGCGTATCGGAGGGGACTTATTCAAGGAGAGCGGGGATGGAGATCGTAGCCGATCTTCGCGACGACCTCCTGCTTACGCTCGGCCAGAGCGGAATCCGTGGCGATCGAGCCCAAGAACTGGCCGACGACATAATCGCCACCATCAAACGCTGGTGCGCAAAGGAGCCTGCCAACGATGTGTAACTGGCTCGCACAAAAGCTGATCCTCTTCCTCCTCCCCTATTTGAAACCCCAACCCCGTATCGAGGGAATCCTTGCCATGACTATTTATGAACTGCTTGCTGGCCTTCGCGCTGATGTGGACGCGCTCAAGGCCGCGCCTGCCGTCGATACCAGCACCTTCGCGACCAAGGACGATCTGACCGGTGTCGCCAATCGCGTTGCGACACTTGAGGGCGAAGTCGGCACGCCGCCGGCCGACCAAGCCTAACCAATAGCAAGGCAGGGACTCCAAACGCAGACACCCGGCGGCTGTGTGAACGCCGTCGCTCGCTCTTAGCGCAAACCGGTCCCTGCCGCCCTGCCTTGGGCCAGCTTTGCCGGAAAGCTCGGAACGCCGGGACATAATAACAGGAGGCGAGCCAATGCCGCTCAAGATCATCTATTGGACCGCAAGCCAATGGAACCAAAACGTTCCTGGTGCTGTCATTTCCAGCGAAGCCTTAGCTATTTCCGGAACCAGCGCACAGAGCGGCGTTACTCCTTCGAATGCGATGTTCATCTCCCTTCGCAACACGGAGACGGGCGGCGTCGCCTTCAAGTATGACAGCGCCAATCCGACTGCTGTTGCCACTGGACCCGGTATTGGGCCGCAAGAGCGCCTTTGGTTGGATGCTGTTCCCGGCAACAAGGTCGCAGGCATCACCGAATCTTAACCTCAGCGCTTAATCCAAGCGCCCGAGACAGCCCACCCCTCGGGGAGCTGAAACGAGGGTGTACCATATGACCCCCAAGCAAGAGCAGTTCGTTCGGGAATACCTGATCGACCTCAATGCCGCTCAGGCCGCGATCCGCGCCGGGTATAGCGTTAACACCGCCCGAGCCATCGGTGCGGAGAACCTGACGAAACCTGACATTCAGGATGCTATCGCGGCGGCTCAGATAGAGCGAGCTAGGCGCACTGAGATCACGTCAGATCGAGTGCTTAAGGAACTGGGTCGCATAGGCTTTGCTGATATCCGGCGCCTGTTCGATGACAATGGCAAGCTCAAGCATATCACGATGCTGGATGATGAGGTTGCCGCCAGCATCTCGTCCGTCGAAGTGGACGCGCAGAAGCGACGGAAACTCAGCGGCGGCGAAGAGCGCGACGAGTACGATGTTGAGGCGACCATAAAGGTCAAGCTCTGGGACAAGCGGGCGGCCCTGGTGGACATGGGGCGTCACCTCGGCATGTTTACGGATAAGGTTGAGCATAGCGGCGGCGTTAATGTAATCGTGAATAAGCCGGGTGCCTGATATTCACCTGCCCAACCATTGGGCACCGCGTGATTATCAGGATGGGCTTTGGCGTTACATGCACGGCGGCGGTAAGCGAGCAATCGCGATATGGCCGCGCCGGCATGGTAAGGATGATGTGGCGCTGCACTATACGGCATGCGCGGCGCATGAGCGGACGGGGGTCTATTGGCATCTGCTGCCGCAGCAGAACCAAGCGCGCAAAGCCATTTGGGATGCAATTAACCCGCACACCGGCCGCAGGCGTATAGAGGATGCGTTTCCCCGCGAGCTTCGGGAGACCACCCGCGAACAAGATATGATGATCCGCCTGAAGTGCGGTTCGTCCTGGCAGGTTATCGGATCTGACAATTACGATGCACTGGTCGGCACGCCCCCAATTGGTGTGGTGTTCTCCGAATGGGCACTGAGCAATCCGCAAGCGTGGTCTCTGATACGCCCCATCCTTGCCGAGAACGGCGGGTGGGCGATGTTCATCACCACGCCGCGAGGCCGCAATCATGCATTCCGCATGTACGAAATGGGCAAGGATAGCCCAGACTGGTTCTCTGAGCGCCTAATCGCCACGGAGACGGGCGTGTTCAGCCAAGAGGTGCTTGAAAACGAGCGTCGCGAACTGATCGTTGAGCGCGGCGAAGAGGACGGGGACGCTATCTACCAGCAGGAATACATGACCAGCTTCTCGGCTGGCCTGCCCGGCGCCTACTACGCGAAGATCATTGACGGCTTGGAGAAGGATGGCCGCATAACGGCGGTCCCGTACAATCCGCAGCGACAGGTTCATACCGCTTGGGACTTGGGCCGCAACGACCAGACCGCAATCTGGTTCGTGCAGCGCCACGGCACCGGATGGGCGGTGATCGACTATCTGGCGAACACTAGCGTCGGCATTGATTGGTACGTCAAGGAGCTAAAGGCCAAGCCCTACAACTACGGCGAGCATCTTCTGCCGCATGATGCGGAGAAGGAAGAGCTAGTCAGCACGACAGGTTCAATCGCTGAGACCGCCGAAGGGATGGGACTCAAGGGCATTCGCGTTGTTCCGCGCACGTCGAGCGTGGCTAACGACATCAACGAAGTGCGGCAAATCCTGCCGCTGTGCTGGTTCGACAAAGAGAAGACAGAAAAGGGCGTGGACGCACTGCGCTCTTATCGTCGCGTGTGGGACGATAAGCTTCGCGCCTACCGCGACACGCCGCTCCACGATTGGGCTAGTGATCCTTCGGACGCCTTTCGCACCTTCGCGATCGGCAAGCCGCAAGACGTGAACGGGCCGGTCAAGATCAACTATTCCAACAAGGGGATTGTATAGTGGCATCAGCGCCGATCATCCCCGACAATGAGCCGTTGAGCCATGAGGAATTGGCCGCGCTTCTGGCGGAAGATGAGCGCCTAGCCATTTCCTTCCGCGATACCACGCTGGCCGATGAGCAATCGGTCGCAATCGACTATTACGAAGCGCGCCCGTTTGGCGATGAGGAAGACGGCCTTTCCCAGGTCGTGACCCCGGAAGTCGCCGAAGTGGTCGATTATATGACCATCTCGGTTGCGCGCACCATGGTTTCGGGCGACCGCGTTGTCGAGTTCGAAAGCGCCGAGCAGGATAACGAGGAAGCGGCTGAACAGGCCACTGCCGCCGTTACCTACTCGTTCATGAAGCAACAGGATGGTTATCGCATCATCCACGACTGGATCCAGTCGGGCCTAATCGAAAAGATCGGCATCGCGAAAACCTGTGCCGAGACCTACGAGAAGGTCAAAAAGACCCGTGGTGTCGTTGACGAGATGCAGCTCGCCATGCTGCATCATCAAGGCGCCAACATCGCCGCTGCGACCGACAATGGCGACGGTACGTGGCAGATCGAGATTCACGAACATACGCAGGAAACGCGCTTCTGCGATTATCCCATCCCGAGCGAGGAGTTTCTGTTCGCCTCACGCACTCGGCATGAGGATGACGCGAACTACCTCTGCCATCGCTCGGCCAAAACCACGTCCGACCTGATCGAGATGGGCTTTGACAGGGAACTAGTCGATAGCCTGCCGTCCGATCCCGGAACGGAGCAATGGGATCAGCGCCAGACCGCGCGCTGGCTGGATGAGACGCAGACCGAAACACCCGGTGTGCGCAAGGTATGGCTTCGGGAAGAATATAAGCGCGTTGATCTTGACGGTGACGGCATTGCCGAGCTGATCAAGGTGTTTCGCGTCGAGAATATCATCCTCAGCGTTGAGGAGGTGGACGAAGCGCCGTTCGTCGTATGGTGCCCATTCCCGCGTGCCCATAGGCTGGTCGGCAATTCGCTGGCCGATAAGGTCATGGACCTTCAGCGCATCAAGAGCGTGGTGCTGCGCCAGCAATTGAACGGGCTCTACCTGACAAACAATCCCCGCATGTACGTCCCGCAGGACTGCATGACGGAAGATACGATCGATGACCTTCTGACGGTGCGCCCCGGCGGCCTAGTCAGAGGCAAAGGCCCCAATCAGCCCAAGCCGCTCTATGAAGCATTCGACATGTCGAAAGGCATGACGATGCTGGAGTACATCACGGGCGAGCGGGAATCGCGCACCGGGATTACCAGGCTCAATCAGGGTCTTGACGCTGACGCGCTGAACAAGACCGCGACGGGAACGGCTCTCATGCAGGCCCAAGGCCAGCAGATGGAAGAGTTCGTCGCCCGTAATTTCGCGGAAGGCTTAGGGCGTCTGTTCGCCAAAAAGCTGCGCCTCATGCAGCAAACTGGCAAGCCCTTCCAGGTCAAGATCGACGGGCAAAGCGTCATGGTCGATCCGAGCAAGTGGCCCGATGGCCTGTCCGCGAACGTCACGGTGGGCTTTGGCTCTGGCCGCAAGGATCAGCTGCTTCAATATCGCATGCAGCTCCTGGACATGCAGAAGGACGGCCTCCAACTCGGCCTGAGCAGCGCCAAGGGCATCTTCAACAATGTTGAACGTATGATCCGCGACGCGGAATTGGGCGTGCCGACCGACTATATTATCGATCCCGACAGCCCCGAGGGCCAACAGGCTGCGCAACAAGCCGCCATGATGCGGCAGAACAATCCCGAGATGGCCAAGGCTCAGGCGCAGATCGAGTTCTACCAGCAGAAAACGCAGATCGAACAGGATCGCGCCCAGCAAACCACCGCGATCAAGGCTCATGACACGCAATCGCGCCTCGCCAACGAGCAGTTCAAGAACGAATCCCAGGCGATGCAGGCCAATCAGCAGGCGCAGACCGAAACCGCGCTTGCCGTCCAGAAGCAGGCCATGGATTACCACCTGGGCCAGCAACAGCTTGAGGCCGAAACCGAGCTTGCGCACAAGAAGGCTGATCTCGCGTATCAGGCCAAGATCGCTGCGGCCAAGCCTGTTCAGTCAGATCGCCCGGGCGGAAAGATCGACCAATGAGTAAGCCCAGGATCATCATAAATCGGCTCGGCCTAGATTATAGAATGCTCCGCAAGGATGGGTCTGTCGGGTACCATCAGCTTACATGGGGTGAATATTTCCGCGAGCATTGGGCGCAGGCGGTTCAATGGTGGAACGAACACCATGGCTGAAGACCCTATCCACCGCGCCAATCGCTGGCATGATTTCTATCATGAAGATGGCGGCCTGAAAGACATCCTGGACACGCTCAAGGGTGCGTACCTCGATCGCGCGGCCGATCTTATGCCTGGTGACACGGCGGGGCTGTTGAAGCTCGGCATGGGGCGCAAGATTGTCGATCAGATCGACCAGCACATCCAGGCGATATTCGTCGCCGGCAAGATAGAAATGGCCGCACAGGACCACGCGGACCGTATCGCGAAATTACCCGAAGCGCGTCGCCGCTTCCTCTAATCCACCACAGCAGAAAGCAACCCACAATGGCCCATCGTCTTGACGACGAAGCCGGAGTGTCGCGCGCCTTGGCGATCGGCCTTCGGTTTACTCCCGCCGAACGCATCCAGGGGCGTTTCATGCGCGCCCCCGACCATGGCGACGCCGCCCCTGTCACGCAGGCGGCGGTGCTGGAAAGCATCGAAAACGACTTCCTTGGCGGCGATGATGAGCCCGAGGATCAGGACGAGAATCCCGAAGGCGATAAGCCTGAGGGTGACGAACCGGAAGGCGATGAGCCCGAAGGGGATGACCCAGAGAACCCGGAAGGCGAAGCCAAGGAGCCCATCGCTTTCCCGGTCAGTTGGGGAGACGACGCTAAGGAGCTTTTTGCGCAGCTCCCGCCCGACCTTCAGCAGAAGGTTACGGAGCGGGAAGCCCAGCGCGATAAAGCCGTCCAGCGGGCCACCACGGACGCGGCCAATGCGCGCAGCAATGCCACGCAGGAAGCCAATGCCGCCCTGGCCCAGCATCAGCGTCAATATGCTTCACATCTGGAGCAGATCGTAGGCCAATTCGCGCCTCAACCGCCCGACCCAGCCATCGCGGCCCAGGACCCCGGCCGGTACATCCAGCTCAAGGCGATCTATGACGCCGACTTCGCCCAGTATCAGGGATTGATGCAGCGAGCGGCCCAGGCACGCCAAGAGGCAGACGGACGCGAGACCTTCAACCGCCAGCAAGAGATTGCCCAGAACGACAAGATTCTGGCCGATCACTTCGGCGAGAAGTGGACCGATCAAGCGCAACGCCGCGCGCTGCTCACCGACCTTGAAGGGGTCGGAGCCGAGCTTGGCTATTCCGCGGAATTGATGGGTCAGGCTTCCGCAGCGGACATTCAGGCCTTGGCGAAGGCTGCCGAATGGAAGGCAAAGGCCGCTGAACTCGATCAGCTCAAGATGAACGTCAAAATGGAAGCGGTACGGGCCGCCAAGGGCAAGCAGCCAGTGTTGAAGCCGGGAACGGCTCAGACGCAGGGCGAGCGCTCCTCCCGAGGCCGTGACGCAGCATGGCAGCGCGCGAAAACCGAGCGATCGGGCGACGCTTACGCTGCCCTTCTCGACAGCATGGGGATCACACTCTGACCCCTGACCAAGGACATCTCACATGAGCGTTCCATCGAATACGGTGCAGGCCAACCGCGTTGGTCAGCGCGAAGACCTGAGCGACAAGATCGCCCAACTTTTCCCCGATGAAACCCCATTCATCAACGCCATCGGCAAGGGCAAATGTTCGGCGACCAAGACCGAGTGGCAGACCGACACGCTGGTGGCGGCCAATGCCAACAACTATAACGTGCAGGGCGCCGACACGCCCAACCAGAATCGTCCCGACACGACCCGCGTTGGCACGTACACGCAGATCTCGACCAAGGTCGTAGGCGTCGCCTCCACCACGGAAGCGGTCGCGAAGGCTGGCCGCAAGTCGGAAATGGCGCGCGAAATCATGAAGGCGGGGCGCGAGCTTCGCACCGACATGGAATTGCGTTCCACGGGCAATTACGCCTCTGTCGCACCGACGACTTCGGTCGAGGGCCAGACGGCGGGCGCGCTCGCATGGCTGACCAGCAACGTGTCGCGCGGTACGTCGGGCGCCAGTGGTGGTTTCTCCGCCGGGCTGGTTTCGGCTGCCACCAACGGCACGCAGCGGACCTATACCGAAACCCTGTTGAAGACTGTCCTCCAGTCGATCTGGGCCAAGGGTGGCAACTCCAAGTTCGTGATCACCGATGGTCCGCACAAGCAGATCGAGGCCGGTTTCTCCGGCATCGCTCAGCAGCGTCGCGAGACCGGAAACAAGAAGGCGACGATCATCGCTGGTGCGGACATGTACGTGTCCGACTTCGGTGAGGTGCAGTTCGTGCCGTCGCGTTTCTGCTCGGCTCGCGATGCGCTGATCGTTGACCCGGAATATTGGGAAGTCGGCACGCTCGATCCTTTGGGCGTGGAAGACCTTGCCAAGACCGGCCTTGCGACCCGCAAGCTGCTCAAGGTCGAATGGGCGCTGAAGTGCCTTAATGAGGCGGCTTCGGGCGTCGTTGCGGATTTGACTTGACCTTGATGGGCGGGGTTTCGGCTCCGCCCATCCTTCCATGAGGTAACCATGGCTGAATGGGATTTGGTCGATTACAATCCGCACACGGGCGTCCGTAAGTGGATCGCGGCCGACCAGCACGAAGAAGACTCCGTGTTGGTCAGGACCGAATATGACCCGGCGCACACGCAAGCCATTCTCGATCAGAATAAGGCCATGGCAGCGGATGCCACGGGGCGCATGGGCGATATGGCTCTGGCGGCCCGCATCCCGGTGCAGGTCATGTACGAGTGGCTTCACAAGTTCGGGGTGAACGCCTGGAACCCGACCCACGCGGATGGCGTCAAGCGGCTGCTGAACAGCCCCGACTACCGATACCTCAAGGTCCGCAACATCATCATCTAAGGGGTGGGTTATGACGCTTTCGACCTATTCCGATCTGTCTGCGGCGATCGTGGATTTCATGAACGACGCCAATCAGGCGACGAAGGTCGATACCTATATCGCATTGGCAGAGGCCCGGTTTAACCGCGTACTGGATACGCCGGATCAGGAAGCGTCCACCACGCTCGACGGCTCAACCTCGACTATCGCGCTGCCGGCGGATTATTATGAGGTGCGCGGCCTTTTTCTCAATGCCCAATATACCGTGCCATTGGAAGCTCTGACCCTCAATGCGCTGAAGAACCTCTATCCCGATGACTATAACGGCACTCCCGTAGCCTACGCCATTGATGGCCCGAATATCGTTCTTGGCCCTCTGCCGAATGCAGCGTGCACGTTGGGGCTTCGGTACAAGCAGAAGATTCAGGGTTTGTCGGCCACCAACCCGACCAACTGGATCATGACCAAGCATCCTGACCTGTACCTGATGGCGTGCATGATCTTCGCGGAGTTTCGGGGTTGGAATGATCCGCGAGCAGCTGAGGCCAAGGCTGCTGCGGAAGAGCTTATGGCCGAGATCAACGAAACGGGCCGGAAAGCCAAGATCGCCGCTGGACCACTGCGCATGCGTCCCAGCGTGACTGAGTTTGGAACGACCTATTTCGGTGACGCTACGGGGCTTAGTCTGACCTAATGGCCCGCTTCAACGCTGGCCCTTACCGTCCCGATCAACCCAATTTCCAGAACGACGGCCTGTTGCAAGCTGATGGCTGCTTTAAGATCGCCAACGGCTATGCTTCTTTACCCCAATTCTCCGGACTTCAGAATGGCGGCTTGGCCTCGGCGCCGATCGGTGGCGGGGCATACCGCTACACCGGACAGCCGTACATCTTTGTCGGCAATGCGACGAGCATATCCACTTATTCCTCCGCTGGTTTTACCGCGATCCAGACCGGATTGACCAACACGGCCACCAACGGCCTTCGCTTCTGCCCCTATGGGTCGTTCATGCTCGCCACCAACGGGCAAGATCCGATCAAGAAGTTTGATCCCACCACGCCCACCGTCATGACGACGCTTTCCGGGTCGGCCCCAACGGCGCGATACATGGCGGTTGTTCGGGGCGTTTTGGTCCTGGGATATGCGGCCGCCAACCCGCTTCAGGTGTCGTGGTCGGACAACGGCAATCCCGCCGGCTGGACCGTTGGCGGATCGTCCATCTCTGGCCAGTTTTCGATGCCAGCCGGTGGCGACATTACCGGTGTCGTCGGCGGGGAATATGGCCTGATCTTTCAGGAGCAACGCATTCTCCGGATGACCTATACCGGGGATAGCGCGGTTTGGCAGTTCGATGAGGTCGTGACCGATATCGGCTGCACGATTGCTAAGAGCCTCGCGACGGTCGGCAAGATCAGCTTCTTCTATTCTAACCGCGGCTTCATGGCGTTCGATGGGGCGACGGTCCAGCCTATCGGAAACGAAAAGGTCGATCGCACCTTTCAGGGGATGCTGGACCGCAACTACACCGATTATGTCTCGGCAGTCATCGATCCTCTGCGCTCGCTCTATATCGTCACCATCCCATCGGCGAATCCGCCCAACTCGGCCTTAGTCTATAACTACAATCTTGGCGAATGGACGACCGCCCCAATCACATCGCCGCTCATGTTTTCAGCCCTGTCGCTGTCCGTGTCGCTTGAACAACTGGACGCGATCTACGGCAACCTCGATGCGATCACGACCAGCCTGGATAGCGCTGCCTTCCGAGGTGGCTATCCCTCCATGTACCTGTTCAACGGCTCCAACATGCTCGGCCAGCTTTCGGGAACACCGATGGCTGCAACCTTCAAGGATTGCCTGAGGGAGTTCGTGCCGGGTCGCAGGGCCAGAATATCGACCATCCGCCCACTGACCGATGCGCAGAGCCTGTCCGTCACGGTTGGAACGACCAACAACATATCCGGCACCCCATCCGAAAACACCTACACGACAGCGACCAGCTCTGGCCTGATCCGCACCCGCGACGTGGGGAATTACGGCCAGGTCAAGGTGCAAATCCCGGCCGGAACGCAATGGGGCTATTTCCAGGGCTATGATCTAGATGCTTCGGACGGGGGGCGGATTTGAGTACGCCCGTTTTCGTCCGCGACACCTACGATACGCCTCAGGCTCAAGCCCGGGCTTACCGCGACGCGATCAACCGCCTTTTGCGGGATATGATGTCTGGAACGACCGCGCAAAGGCCCGCCATACCGGTCATTGCCCAGCGCTTCTACGATACCACGCTCGGTATCCCGATCTGGTGGAATGGCAGCGTCTGGAAGAACGCCGCTGGCACCACGGTATGAGCATGGGCGCCTATCAGAAATGGCGCCCTAAGTTCGAAGCTGTGATGGACCCTCGCATGTACTCGATCGGCTGGCTGGATGGTCAGGTCTGGTCGGGACGTGCGTGGTTTTGGGGCAATAACAAGGCCGGGATTGTAGCCGAGCTTCGCCACTACCCGACCGGCAATTTCGACATTCACGGGCTTGTGGCCGCCGGAGACGTGGTAACCGTCCGCGATGTCCTGATCCCGGAAGCCGAAGCGTGGGCCAAGTCCATCGGGGCTTTGGGGGCGATTATCGAGAGTCGAGAGGGTTGGCTGAGAGTGTTGAAGCGTAGCGGATATCATCCGTGGCAGGTGAGTTGCCGGAAGGAGTTTGCGTAATGGGTCTTTCAAGCAGTTCGAGCAAGACGAACAGCACCAGCAATTCGACCAGCACGGCAACGCCTCTCCCGACCTATCAGCCTGCCGTTGATCAGGGTGTTTCCGCTGCCCAAGCGGCGCTTGGCGCGACCAATGGCCTGTGGGCGGGTCAGCAGGGTCAGAACATCTACAACAGCCTTGCCGCGCCACAGACTGCCTTGGGGAATATCTATAGCGGTTCGACGCCTTCGCAGGCCACGATGACCCATCTGCAATCGGCGGGTGCGAACGATCCATCCATGGGCGCACTTCAAGGCTCGATCACGGCATCCATGGCAAACCCAGCCCTCGCCAGCCTTCAGGGTATGACAGGCGGAGGTCCGAATGGCGACACGTCTCAATATTATCAGGACGTGATCGGCGGAAAATACCTGACCAATAACCCTTATATCGACGGTATCGCGCAGCAGGCGACGGATGCGGCGACCAAGGCCCAGAACCAGCGTTTTGCCCTGTCCGGGATGGATGCCGGCATGTCCACGCCATTCAGCCAAGCGCTCGGGACCGCCGTTGCCAACGCGAACAATCAGGTCCGCTATCAGAACTATAACGACGAGCGGCAACTCCAGAATACCGCCGCTGGCATGTCGGACGCCGAATATAATGCGACAAAGGACCGAAACCTTTCGGCTGCAACCAATCTCGGCAGCATCTATAATCAGGGTGTCCAGAACCGCACCGCAGCCGCGAATGCCTTGGGCTCGCAATACACCAACGACAACAATACGGCGCTTGCCGCTGCGAATGGCATGACCACCTCGCAACTAAATGCGGCGATTGCCTCTGGCCAGATCTCGCAGGATCAGCTCAACGCGCTCGGTGCGACCCAGGCGCTGCCTTATGCCAGCCTGTTGAATTACACGAACATCGTGAATGGCCTGACCGGGAAATACGGCACCAATACGGGCAACAGCACTAGCTCGGGCACCACCACCACCAATCAAAGCCTTGGCGCTGGTCTTGGCGGCATTCTCGGCGCTGGCTTGGCGGGATGGGCCAGCGGCGGCTTCAAGGGGGCGTAATTATGGGTATGTTCGGCGGCAATCCCCTCTTCAATATGAACCAGCGCTACGGCGGCGGTTTTGACCCTGTAACCGGCGCAATGAGCCTGAGCGGAGGTGTTGCGCCGCAATTCTCCATGCCTTCGGCGGCAACGATGCCAACGCCCCCTTCCGCACCTCCTGCCCCGACCGCAAAGCCCGGGTTCTTTGGTGCTGGCGGAGCCGGGCGATCGATCGCCGGCTATATTGGTGACGCCCTGCTTTCGGCGAGCGGCCATGATCCTGTCTATGCGCCGATGATTGCGCAAGCGCGGCAGCAGTCTCTTGAAGGGCAGCGCCAACTCACTTTGGCTCAATACAAGGCGCAGAACCCTGAGCCGTCTGACATCATGCGCGAGGCGCAATCGATGGGCCTCAAGCCTGGCTCGCCCCAGTGGAACGATTTTATCCAGAATTGGCGCATGAAGCAGCCCATGATCATTTTGGGCAACCCGGCAAATGGCCAACAGGTTGTCGATCCCTCGCAGTTGCGGGCAAATACGCCACCTCCGCCGACTGTCGGCGAAGTCCAAGATGGTCATGTTTACATGGGCGGCGATCCTTCGCTTCCGACGAGCTGGAGGGCGCAGTAAATGGGGAATCCTTGGGATCGCTACGCTCAAGCTAAATCCGCGCCGTGGGCTCGTTATTCCACGCCTGCGACTGGCGCGGCTCCCGGAACGGGCTTCGCTCCCACGGGCGTAAACCCTCAGCAGCACTATATCCCGGGCAGTGAGGCCGATCCTTCCTATGCGGCCGAAAAGACGCGGGCCACGGCGAATGCTGAGCAGGCGGCACGCATTGCTGCGGAAAAGCAGATCGTTGCATTGCACAGCGCGGCGGATTGGGCTCTCTACCAAAAGGAACATCCTGACCAGGCCGTTGCGGAAGTCCCGACTTCGAACGTGCATGGACCGGCCTATCTGCAACAGATCCCGAGCAGCATGCGCGCTACCGTACAATCGCTGGTGGCCGGCAATCTGTCTCCGCCAACGGGAACCGCGCTTAAGTCTCCCTACTGGCAGGCTGTAATCCAGCACGCGATCAATCTCGATCCAACCTACGCTGGACAAGACTATTCGCTGCGCCAGAAGACGCGCAATGACTTCATCAACGGGGAATTTGGTAAGCAGATCGCTGCGATCAACACGGCATTGTCGCACGGCAAGAACATGCTGGATGACGTGAAGGCGTTGAACAATTTTGGCGGTATCGCAACCCCCTTGAACGTGCTGCGCAATCCGCTGGAAAGCACCTTTGGCGGGACAGCGCAGACGAATTTCACCAACGACGCTCGTAAGTATGGTAGCGAAATGGCTGCCGCTTATGGAAACGGCGGACAAGATGAGCGCACAGACTGGAAGGGGGCGGTTGGTTATTTCAGCAGTCCCGATCAGCAGATCAATGCTCTCGCGCATGACGGTAAGTTCCTGAAGGGAAAGATTGAGACGCTGCAATCGCAGTATCAGAAGGGCATGGGGCCGATGAATTCGGTCTATGATCTTCTTGATCCTGAGGCTCGCCAAACGCTCGACCAACTTACCGGCGTTGCCGATGGCAAGATCGCGCCCAGCACCATCATGAACCCGCCGAAGGGGGGTGTTGCCCTTCCTCCGGGTGGAACGGGTGGCACGCCTCCCAATAGCGGCGGAACACCGCCGAACGGCGGGGGCAACGGTGGTGGTCCGCTGCCTGGTTCCACTCTCGCGACCGGCGACACACAAGCCAAGAACATGGACCCGAAGACGGCCGGCCTGATCACGGCGATGATCAAGAATGGCTACACCGCCGACGAAATGAACCGCATTCTGGTCCCTTCAGGCGCGATCGGCCCTCAGGGGTTCAAGCAAGAGGACATCGACAAATATAAGAAGGTGCTGGATGCCGGCGGCTCGATCATGCCGCAGTATGAGCAGCCCACCAGCCTTTGGAATAAGGTTGCCAGCTCAGCGCCTGGTGTTGCGGTAAACTCCGCCATAGATTCCAGCATGGGCGGCCTTGAGGACGAGACAGCGGGCTTGGTTGACTGGGCTCGCGGTAAGGGAAATCTATCCGATCTGATTGCTGCTCGTAACCAGCAAAAGCAGGGTGCATTCGCGGCCAACCCCCGCGCGGCCTTTTGGGGCGGAGTCGCGGGGAACATCGGTGGCATGGCTGGTGCCGGGTTAGCGCTCAAGGGGACTGCGCTTGCTGGCGCTGCTTCGGACTTTCTCGGGAAGGCTACCCCCTACGCCGCTAACGGATTGTGGGGTGGCCTTGAAGGATTTGGCCAGAACAATGACAATCGCATCGACGGTGCGGGTCTCGGCACGGTCAGCGGATTGGCTGGCACCCTTGGTGGTCAGGCCGTAGCGTTTCCGGTCGGTGCTGCGGCGCGAACCGGCGTCGGTCAATCCGTCATCGACAGCGCCATTTCTGGCACCAACAAGGTGCGCGGGATGTTCGGTCGCAACATGATCCAGGCACCGACGCCTGCCGTTGCGCCATCTGCTGCCGATATTACCGCGGGCCAGTTCATCAACAAGACGGGCGCGGATAACATCAAGGGTGTGCTGGCCAACGCGGCCAACAATAACGCGCCCTTCATGCTGGCCGACGCTTCGCCGGAAATGACTTCGCTTGCTGGAGCGGTGGTTCGCCGCTCACCTACGGCGTCAGGCATCGCATCCGACGCGCTCAATGGGCGCAATGCGACCCAGATTGATCGACTGGGCCAATCGGTCACAAACAACCTTGGCCCAGTCCAAAACATTCCTCTGCTTAGCGATGCCCTCGCCACGCGGGGGAAAGTCGCGGCAAAGCCATTGTACAAGGCTGCGTACGCAGCCGGTCAGGTCGATGATCCAACGATCAACACGCTGCTACAGCATCCCGACTTTCAGCCTATACTTGCTGATGCCAGACAGTTGCACGCGAACGATGTGACGCTTGCCAACGCACGTGGCGAGGAGCCCCCACCGCCGCTAACGCAGGTGGTCGGCCCTAACGGCGAATACACGCCTCCCGATGTGCAAACGATCGACTATGTGCAGCGGGCTTTGCGCGCCAAGGCGGACGCAGCATATTCGGGCGACAGCGTGGCAAAAATGAACGCTCCGTTTCTGAAGGATGCGCGCAATCTCATCCTTCAGAAGACAGACGCCGCCGTGCCTGAGTTTGCCGCCGCCCGATCTGCGTATGGCGGTCCTATGCAGTCGAAGGATGCTTTGACTATGGGTCAGCAGGCCTTCAACGCTGATCCTGGCCAGATCACCCTGAATACGACTGGCGTTTCCCCCGAATCTCTTTCGCAGCAGCAACTCGGGTTCCGGAGCGCCCTCATGGATCGCGCCAATAGCGTTCGTGACGTGTCGAACCCTTGGGAAACCACGCTGGGCAACCCGAACGCCCGTGCGCGGATCGACGCACTTTATCCGGATAACTCCGGCAATCAGCAGCTCTATAACGGTCTCGATCTAGAGCGGCAGATGGCCAACACGCGCAATGATGTCCTCGGCAATTCCAAGACCGCTCAGCGTGCGATTGCGGATCAGGCTTTCGCCGACCCCGGCAACCTTCCCGGCAAGGCAATCAGCTATGGCTTGGCTGCTAAGACTGGCGGCTTGTCCGCTCTGGCTCATGCGGCTGTCCCTGATGCGCTTTCAACTGCTTGGAAACTTGGTCTCGGAAAGCAAGCTGTGCAGCGTGCGGATGACCTTGCGCCCATCCTGTTCAACCCTGATCCGAATGCTTCGGCCCAGACGGTGGACAGCATCATGAAGCGCCTGACCGACTATAGCGATTACGTGAATGCGACACGTCCGCTGCGCTCGCTCGGTATGTTTGGCGCCGGTATCGGCAACGCGAGTTACGCGGCAGGCTCTGGCTACTGAGGCGGCGGCGTCTTAACTATCATTGCGCCCGATGGGGTGAATTCTGGATCATGCGCGTGCATGATTATCCATCCGCATGCGGCGCCGAATATCCATAAGGCAACGATCAGTACCAGCGCTGTTCGCTCTACCCGCGTAACCCAAAGATCAGGAACAAACCGACCAAACAGGTCGCGACGATAGACGCGCTCCCTCGCCGGGTCATGTTTCCATGCCTTGTAGGACTTCTGAGCCGGCCAAATGACCGCGCTCATCAAAAAGGCTGCGACGCCCGAGGCCAAAGCCGAATGCACCGCCGCTCGATACTCCTCTTCACCACCGTAATCAACGAGCCCTTTGAACCGGTGGCCACCATGCTATGGGGCGGCATGGATCGTGACATTCTGATTATCGGCCACAGCCACCTGGGCGCCTACCGAACAGCCAACAAGATTCGGGAATTGGAGCGCCCTGAAGCAACCCGCGTCAGGACGGTCTATCTGAAGGATGCGGCCTACGGCGTCGAGATGGAGGGCGACGATTTTTCGCCAGCACTGAAGGCGGCGATCCGGAAGGAGGCATCTACAGGCAACTCTATACTGGCTTGCGCGCTCGGGGGCAGCGCCCACGCCTTGCTGACCATTTTTGCTACAGAGCGCATAGATTTCGTGCTGTCGGGCGATGACGCCTTGCCGATCGATCTGGAGGCAACTCTAATCACCGAAACGGAAATGGCCCAGCGGCTAAACACGGTATTGCGGGCTGACCTGCACAAGCTGCGCCTCCTGCATGGCTTGATCGGGCCATATTGGCACATGGAAAGCCCGCCTCCGGTACGGCGCAGCGATTGGATGGAGGAACGAGTCGCCGCCTTCCGAAGCGCCAATCCAACAATGACCGCATCGGTGGCAGAGCCAGGAATAAGATACCGGACTTGGCGATTGGCGAACAGGATTATCAAGACCGAGCTGGATCGGATGGGCTGCGGTTACGTGAGCGTTCCACCGGGTGTCTGTGGAGAGGCGGGAATGCTTCGCCCGTCACACGGTGGAGACGCATTCCACGGCAATAATCACTTCGGCGAGGCGATGCTCCAAGAGTTGGAGCGACTAGCCGGATAGACCGAGCCAAATTCGAGAAACCACCAAGGGCTGCTTCGGCGGCCCTTTTCTTTTGAGGTGTTGCCTTGAGCAAGAACGCTGTGACGGATTGGGATCAGACCGCCGCAAACAACTCCGATATCGCTGGTATCAACCTCGCAGAGGGATGTCCCGCTGCTGGTATCAATGACGCCATCCGCACTGTTATGGCGCAGATCGCGGCGTGGCTTGCTGCAGCCACAGGCCCCCTAATTCGTGTCGCCACCAACACCATCGGCAACGGGACGCTGATTCAGGATGGCGGCGGTACGGCCCGCTCGGTTGGCTATCGTGCCATTCCCCTTACCGCCAAATCCGCCAGCTACCAGATAGCCCTGACCGACGTTGGGCAGGGCCTTAACACCACGGCCGCGATCACCATACCGACGAACGCCACGACCGCCTTTGCGGTGGGCGATACCGTAGCGGTCTATAACAATTCCAGTTCGTCGATCAGTATTTCCGCCGTAACGCCTGGAACGACGACGCTTCGCCTAGCCGGCTCCTCCACCACCGGAACGCGCGCCCTCGCTCAGCGCGGGCTCTGCACCCTATTAAAGGTAGCAACAGATGAATGGATCGCATCCGGAATGGGTGTTTCGTGAGCGGCATCGGCATGGCAGTTGCAGCTGGGCAGTCGTCTGGCGGCGGCACCCCGTTCAGCGTCACCATCACCTTCAGCGGCGGCACCGGCACGTTCAACGTCTCTGGCGCTTCGGGCAACCTCTACACGGCAGGCTTTGGTGTCATCTCGGTAAACGAGAGCGGCGGCACGCCCCCATATGGAGGTGCGGGAACCTCCCTAAGCGGCGATCCGAGCGGTAAGCTTTTCATCACGCCCGCATCGGATGGCGTTCATAACACTATCGGCTGGTCTGGTCTGTCCCTCAATGAAATTGAGGGCTGCTATATCCAGTTCGACGGCACGGATAATGCTGGGGCTTCGGCATCCGATCGGTACCCGCCGGTTGGCCAGATCATCGCAATCAAAAGGACTAGCTAATGCGCCTTGGTCTAGGACTTGGGGTAAGCGCGGTTGCGGTGGCCAATTCAACGCCACTGGCCACGGTATCCTATGTCGCCGAAGCCGTACCCAACCGCATCTACCAGCGCACGTCGTTGACCGGCGGCGCCTATGGCAAAGGTCAGGGTTCCGTCGCGATTACAGCCAGTGTTTCCGCCACGACGCCACTTTGGGTACGAACGCGCTCAGCCGGCGACGGTACAACCATTGTCCAAGCGCCTTTTCAAGCCTCAGCGGCATTCGCAGGCGGCCAGATAACGGTTTCTGGCCTCGATGTGCCCGATGTCATAACGAACAGCGCGCACGGTCGGATTTATCTCGACATTGGTCCCTCTGCTTCAGGTCCTTGGACCAGCGGCACGCAGGCCTTTATGATCGGGCGGCTGCTCGGGTTCGGCGGTCAGTCCCTCGCGGTGCGGATGATCTCGCATCAGGAGGACACGACCAACACGATCGCCTCGCTCGGCGTGAGCATCGGCGCCTACAATTACATCCTCGCCACCTATAACGACAGCAGGGCTTACATGCCCACCGTATCCACCCTGACGTGGCAGAAGCCCGCGTCTGGTGGAACATACGATGGCGTGATGTTCACCGAGCTATTGCGGCGCCAATCGAGCATGTTCGGGGTCGCGTGCGGCCTTATTGGCCACGCACAGGGCGGCGTTAGCATATCCACCTACCTGACTGGGCAGGCTAACGCGACGCAGATTGCTGCCGTAATCGCGCAGGCGGGCGGCGCGTTCGAAAGCTTCCTTTGGTACCAAGGGCATGGGGATTCCGTCTATGGCATCCCTTCCAACATTTACGTTAATACGCTCGGCCTCTTGTTCACGCAGCTTGCCGGCTACAATAGCCTTGGCAGCAATTTCACTCGATATATTGGCTCGATCCCGCTCTACCATGCGGCGACGTGGGGCGATCCGTACCAGGCGAACAATGTGCGCTTGGCGATGGAGACCTATGCCCAAGCCAATAGTTCCACGACCACCCACGTCCACATCAACGACAATCAATCGACGGATGGCATCCATGAATTGCAGACCGGGGGACTGGTCATGGCCCAGCACTTCGCCCGTGCGATGCGGCCGGAGGCAGGGCTAACTGGCGGTGATCGCGGACCTGCGCTTCTCTCGGCAACGCGTAGCGGCACGACAATAACGGCGACATTCTCCGATGTAGGCCAATCGACCTTGGTTCTCACGGGGACGCCACAGGATCGGATCTTCATCTTCTCCCAGGGCTATCGCGACAAGTATAACACCACCAACAACCGTTTCGCCGCCTCCTCGGTGAGCGTCACCAATAAGACCACGCTGTCGATCACCTTGGCGAATGACCCCGGAGACGGCCACGTCCTGGACATGTTCGTCTATTGGCCGAACGAAACACCA